TTATATAGTTCTACGTTTTGTTTTGTACTGCATTTAGTAACTGAAATAATGCTTAAAAAAGCCTACTCTAAAGAGACTTAATAAAGTTTTTTAAGCTCTTCAGTTGAAGAAGAGCAAAACCTGGTTGCTCCGCTTGTGGTGTTTGCACTTCTTCTATTAACTTATTGATAAATTCTATAACTTCTGAAGCCTCAATTTTATGTTCTCTTTCTTCTTGTTCTGGGCTAGCAGTTATATTTGATGTTAACCCTCTATTATATAATTCTCCTGCACCACCCTTTACACCTCTTAATGCATAATATGGATTAGAAAGTCCTTCAGGATCATCTGGATATCCTTGTCCTAGAACAGGTTTTACTTGTACTTTATATGGAGGGTTCATTCCACTAACCACTCTAAAATTTTCATATATTTTTTGTAGTTCTTCAAACTCGTTCTTCATCGTATATATTTATTTGATATTTGTTAAAAAGTACTATAATTGTGGTATGGATAGGCAAAAAGTTGAATATGATGTTGTAGGATTTCTAGCGAAATCTTTAGCATTACGATTTAAGATTAATAAGAAAAAATTTACACATGTCATTGGCATCTCTAGAGGGGGTCTTTTACCAGCTAAAATTATTAGTTATGCATTAGAAGCTCAACTACTTTCTTTTGGTATTAGTTCATACGCAGATAGAAAAAAGAAAAAGGATATAAACATAGTACAGGATATAGATTTTGATAGTATATCTTCAGACAGTAGTATATTAGTAGTTGATGATAAGGTTGATACAGGTGATACTTTAAATTTTGTTAAAAACGAAATTGAACACCGTGGATGTGCGTCATGGACTGTGCGATATGCTACCCTATTTGCAGAGAAGCGCGCTAAAGATAAAGTTGATCATTATGGAATTTTAGTACCTAATAATACTTGGATAGATTTTCCTTGGGAGTAAGTTATAATATAATTATGTCTGATAGAAAAGTAAGATGTATTGTTACGGGGAGTAGTTATACGTTTGGTAAGGACTATTACGAAAAAAAGGTTAAAGAGTATCAAGATATAGAAACTCTCAAAAAATACTTTATAACACGTAAGGCTAAAAACTATTTGTATAAAGGGTATTCTATTCAAGAGATTAGAAATATTTTAAATGTTACTGAAGAAGATTTACCTGGAGAGGATTCTCAAGATATTAAAGATCTTATAGACTATCATAAAATACAGAGTAGCGCTCACAATAAAAAGATTTCAAAAACTCTTAACTTTGCTACACATAAATCTGATATCGAGGTGTCAGAGTTCATAAATACTATAAGAGATTATGAATAAGAGAATTTTTACCGTACAGCAGGGATCAAATACGACAGTTAAAGTATTTGATGGAACAACAGGGTCATTATATAGAGTTATAGCAGTTGGGGGTACTATAGTTTCTCCTCCATATGTCTCTGGACATACTGTAGCTGTTACGGTAGAACATGGCGGTAAGCGATTTGCAAAAACGTTTACTCTTCCTGGTGGTGGTTTAGCTTCAACAATGCCTCTATAATTAAGGAATACAACCATGAATAATATTTTTACGGAACAACTGTCTAGAAAACCAAACCTTTATCCATGGACTGAGCAGTTTATGGAATCTATGCACAACGGATTTTGGACTGATAAGGAGTTTAGTTTTAAGTCCGACATCCAACAGTTTAAAACAGAACTTACAGAACAAGAGCAGGAGATTATTGTACGAACTCTATCAGCAATAGGGCAAATAGAGGTTGCTGTTAAGACCTTTTGGGCTAAGCTTGGGGAAAATTTACCCCACCCTTCTTTACAAGATTTAGGGTACGTTATGGCTAATACCGAAGTTATTCATAATAATGCTTATGAAAGACTTCTACGTCTCTTAGATCTTGAAGATATTTTTGAGGAAAATTTAAAGCTAGAATGGATACAGGGTAGGGTAAAATACTTAAGAAAATATACTCATAAATTTTATAAAGATAGTAAAAAGCAATACTTATATGCTTTATGTTTGTTTACTCTTTTTGTAGAAAATGTATCTCTATTTAGCCAGTTTTATATTATAAATTGGTTTGCTAGATTTAAAAACGTACTTAAAGATACTGATCAGCAAGTAAAATATACTCGCAATGAAGAAAATATTCATGCTTTAGTTGGTATAAAAATTATTAATACTATACGTGAAGAGTTACCGGAATTATTTGATGAGGAATTAGAAGCAAGAATCGTGCACGAAGCTGAAGAAGCTTATAAAGCGGAAAGCAGAATAGTTGATTGGATGATAAATGGTATTCATGAACCTGGTTTATCTGCTCCTGTTGTTAAAGAGTTTATAAAAAACAGAATTAATGAATCTCTTAAACAAATAAAATTTAAGCCTGTTTTTGATATTGATAATTCACTCCTCGATAGTACAATGTGGTTCGAAGAAGAGTTACTCGGTAACAATATGACCGATTTCTTCCATACGAGACCTGTTGAATATTCTAAGAAAAATCAGTCTTTTAGTGAAGCTGATCTTTTTTAGTATTATTATTAATTAATTACTATATATATAAAAGAGTATGAGTGAGATTTATTGGCTAAACCAAGATTCAAGAAAATTTTTAGCACGGGGTTATCTTTTTAAAGATGAGACTCCGGAGCAGAGAATGCAAGATATTGCAGATGCTGCTGAAAAATATTTAAATATATCTGGTTTTAGCAATAAATTTTTAAATTATTTACATGAAGGATTTTATTCATTATCATCACCAATTTGGTCTAATTTCGGCAGAGATAGGGGGTTACCTATTTCTTGTTTTGGCTCTTATATCCCTGATGATATGGAGCAGATTTTATATAAAGTAGCAGAGGTCGGTACTATGTCTAAAGTAGGCGGAGGTACTTCAGGCTATTTTGGAGATATAAGAGAAAGAGGTGCACCTATATCTTCTGGTGGTACTGCTACTGGTGTTCATCCTCAACTTACAGTATTCGAATCGCTAACTAACTATGTTAGTCAAAGTAACGTACGCAGAGGCTCTTTCGCTGCTTATTTACCAGTTGATCATCCTGATATTGAAGAGTTTTTACGTATAAAATCTGAAGGAGACGCTATCCAAGACTTATCAATTGGTGTCTGTATTACAGACGAATGGATGGAATCAATGCTCGGTGGGGATACTTCTAAAAGAAGTATATGGGGTAAGATAATAAAAAAGCGTTACGAATCTGGTTACCCTTATATTTTCTTTACTGATACAGCTAATAATAACGCTCCACAAGTATATAAAGATAAAAACAAGAAAATACATGCATCTAATCTATGTACTGAAATATTTCTTTCTTCCTGTGATGATGAATCGTTTGTATGTGATTTATCCTCTTTAAATTTAACACAGTGGGATAAAATTAAAGATACCGATGCTATTGAAACACTGGTTTATTTTTTAGATGCTGTAATGGAGGAGTTTATTGAAAAAACGGAGGCAGTGCCTCACATGGAGGCTCCTAGGAAGTTTGCTATGTCTCAGCGTGCTTTAGGTGTTGGGGTTTTAGGGTGGCATACATACTTACAACAAAAGCGTATAGCATTCGAGTCTATGGAAGCTAAGTTTTTAAACTCAGGTATATTTGAAACTATTAAAGAAAAAACTAATAAAGCTTCAGAAGAACTTGCTGCTTTATTTGGAGAGCCTGAACTGTTAAAGGGATATAATAAACGTAATTCTACATTAGTAGCTATAGCACCTACAACTTCTTCAAGCTTTATACTAGGTCAAGTTAGTCCAAGTATTGAGCCTTTAAATAGTAATTACTTTACTAAAGATTTAGCTAAGGGTAAATTTACCTTTAAAAATCCTGAATTAGTAAAATTACTTAAAGAAAAGGATAAAAACAATAGAGAAACTTGGAGAAGTATTCTAGTTAAAGGTGGTAGTGTTCAACATTTAAAATTTTTAACTGAAAATGAAAAGGACATATTTAAAACGTTTGGGGAAATTTCACAAAAAGAAATTATTATTCAGGCCGCGGCCCGTCAAAAATATATTGATCAAGGTCAATCTCTTAATTTAATGATACCACCTAACACTAGGCCTAAAGAGGTTAACGAATTATTAACATTTGCCTGGCAACAAGGCATTAAGTCGTTATACTATCAAAGATCAGCTAACCCTGCTCAAGAGCTAGCTAGATCCATATTAACATGTGCATCGTGCGAAGGATAACATAAATATACTATATGGATAATATATTTACAGTTATTAACACTGGTATCGCAGGCCTTGTAGGTATACTAGTTATAATTGTAAGAGCGCATATAAACAAGAAAAAAGAAGATCCTATTAGAAACCAAAATATTATTGATGATAATGTCATAGCAGCCTTAAACTATATAAAGAAAGAACTAAGAGCAGATAGAGTATTAATCCAAGAGTTTCATAACGGCGGAAAATATTATTCTGGTAACTCACAGCATAAGCTTTCAATAACTTATGAAGTTTGTGGGAAGGGTATATCTTCTATTTTTAGAAAATTTCAAAACGTAAGAGTAACAGCTCTATGTGATATAATTAAAAGAACTATACATAAGAAAAGCTTTTTAATGCAATGTAAAGATGACGATTGTCCATTTATTCATGACTTAAAACAATATGGAGTTAATAGCATAGCATATGGTGTTCTTAAAACACTAACTGATAGAACAATGGGATTATTATCTATACAGTATATAAAGAGAGATAAAAAAACAATGACAGAGAGAGAAAGAGAAATTATTGATAAACAAAGAAAAATAATTTCAGGGTATTTAGTATCCCACGATTTTTAAAATATGAAATGGAAATATAATAACTCTTCTGAAGAAGAGGGAAAAGAAAAAGAGCCAGTACAGTTTGTTGTAAGTGCAAATCAAACAGGGGGAAATGTAACTAGAGTAAGTGAGAATAATGTTTATTTTTATGGAGATATTCTAGAATCTAATGCTCTCGAACTTAATTCAATATTACATGATTTAGATAAGAAGCTTAGTATTACACAGAACTTTCTAGATGTAAAACCACATATTAATTTAAGAATTAACTCCTATGGTGGTTCTTTATTTGCTGGATTAGCTACTGTTGATTGTATTAGAAATTTAAATTGCGAAGTTCATTCGTATATAGAAGGAGCTGCTGCTTCTGCTGCTACTATAATTTCTGTAGTTTGTGATAAAAGGTATATCGGAAAATATTCTAAAATGTTAATTCATCAACTTTCATCTATGGCCTATGGTAAATACACAGAGCTAGAAGATGATATGATAAATAATACTCACTTAATGGAGACTATAAAAGCTATATATAAGGAATATACTAAAGTACCTATGAGAAAGCTTAATGAAATTCTAAAGCATGATTTATGGTTTGATGCAGATACATGTCAAGAATTAGGTTTAGTCGACTTTATTCAATAACCGTCTGTGTTTGTTGAACACCTAAAGGTCTTTTTCTTTCATTACGAACTTCAAGAGCTTGAGTGGAATAGCCATTAGTATTAATACCTTCTCTAGTAGCAACATCTCTTACATCAGTATTAGAGTTCATTAAACGTAAAGGAATATTATTAAAATGGTGTGAATGGGGGTAATTTACTATTAGATCATCTAAAGGTAAAGCATATACTGGGAAATAGCTTCCTCCTATTTCAGTTTCAGCAATAAGCAATCTTCTAGGTAAATCAGTATTAAATCTACCATATAATAAAGTATCTTCTGTTTCTTGTATTTCTATAGGAGCAGTTACATGATGTACAAATAATTCTCCTTCAGCATATACTCCTCCAGCAGAAGTAATATTATTTTTTACCCCTAAACCTGGCTCTATAAAAACCTGTTTGTTAGACCTTATTTGAACACCAGGATGACCATCATTACCTACCCCAGCTATTTCTACATTCGAATTACTAGATATAGATACACCTGATTTACCGGTTATATTTACCTTTTCGCCTATAATTTTATTTGATGTTCCAGCTATCTCTACTGAGCCCGTGCTCTTGAGCTGTACTCCTCCGGAACCTACTAAAACGTTATATTTATTACCTACAGTAAGAGTATAGTTTCCAGCTGGAAAATTCATATTATTATCAACTTCTTCAACATGAGGAGCAGCTCCTACGTTAACAAAAGTTAAATTTTTACCTACTACTACTTCCTGAGGTTGCGATCTACCTTTAGGATCAATTCTTACAGATGGATAGTCGTTAAAAGCAGCTCCAACTGTTTGGGTTTTATTTCTTTTTGTAAAATCAATTATATCACCACCATTACCAGTTTTCTGCTCTATTAAGTTTAAATCGTCTTGAAGTTTTTTTATAGTTTCAGGCAACTCTTCATGCTCCGGAGTAGGAGCCCAATCACCGTCTTCAGTTGCAGCGTTCTTTTCAAAACCTTCTTCGTATACTACATTACCTTTTGGTACATCTTCTAATGGATCCGGTTGTTTAGTTTCTGGAGTTTTACCTTTAAGAGGCGTTACAGGGGTATAACTTACAACCTCATCAACACTAGAATCTCTTTTAGGAATAGGACCGTAATTTTCAAATACATATTCTGGTACAGCAATATCCTGATTTAATGTTGAATTATCACCCCTACTACCTTCTTTGTTTGTTGCATCTCCATTAGGAAACGACGTACCTCCACGTTGAATTTGAAACTTTGAATTAGCTTTAGCTACAGGTTCGTACGTACTTTTCCATAAATTAATTTGATCAAGCTCGTCTTGATCTTTAAAACCTTTCAATGAGTAAGTATTTTCTACCACTCTTTCTATTTTATCCTTTCCTGTAAACGTACTTTTAGTTTTACCAGTTGATTCAAAACTATCATTTATAGTAGTTATCTGCTTATTATTTGTAGCTAACTCACTATTAACTAAATTATTTAAAGTAATATTAGATCCACTATATTGAGATATTTTTATTTCCTCTCTATCTGTAGAGTTATTAACATCAATAGACGCACCTCTTTGATTGAATATTGACTTATTTCTATATTCGTTGTGTTCTTGTTTTTTACTCATCTTCCTTCTTTAAGTTTTCAAATATACCAGGATAGTCAAAAGTTTGTTGATCTTCATTATCTGAATCTGTCATTAAAACAGTTTGTCTGAAGTCTACTCTACTACCTATATATACAGGGAAGTTAATATCTCCACGGTAATGAAATATCCAAACTTGAGAACCTACTGCAGGTACTCCAAAAACTCCTTTAGCTTTATTTGAATGCTTACTAGGTCTATATTGAAGACTATAAGGATTATTATTTCCACTAAAACCAGCTAACGGGTCTGCAAATGCATCTAAAACACTATTGTTCAAAGTCTCATATAAATACGATGGACCAAAACTACCATCTGATGAATTTGGTGGTTCTGTATTATTAGTTTCAAATTCGCTTTCATAATTAGTATCAGATATAACTGCTAACTCCTCCGGTGATTGATATCTTGCTATTCCAGATTCTCCAAATATAGGAAAACAAGGCTCAGCATAAGGTAAAAATTTTGATATTTCTTCGAACACTTTAGCATCTTTCCATACATCAGTTTCGTTATTTGTACCAGGAAATCTTATGTTAAAAGACTTATATTCCTTTAACCAGTCTTCTAAAGGCTGGTTAGATAGCTCAGGAATGTAAACTTTTACTCTATATAATTTTTGAGGATCCCAGTTTTTTACCACTATACCTCTATAAAAGTTAGTATCATTTCTTTTATATTCTTTAGCGTTATTTGAACCTCTTACAAACATTGTATATATTTATCCTTGATTCTTAATTATAACACTTATAATAATGTTATGCTTGTAAGTCATGAGTCTCCTATTGATATCTTAGATAGATCTAAAGTTTATAACGATTACGATTATGCCTTGGTTCATTTATTTGAAACCCATCCGGAGTATTATAATTTCTTTAAAAGATCTCTAGCAGAGGGTAGAGAAGTTTTACTAGATAATTCTATATTCGAGTTAGGTAAATCATTTGATCCGAAAGCATATGCTAAGTATATTGAAGAATTAAAACCTACTTTTTTCATTGTACCAGATGTTTTAGAAGATAGCTATGCTACTATGAGCTCATATCATAAATTTACTTTAAACTACCCTGATTTGCCTGGGTACCGTATTGGAGTGGTACAAGGTAAGACTTATGCAGAAATAGTAGATTGTTATAACTATATGAGCGAACATGCTGATTATATTGCTATTTCATTTGATTATAGTTGGTATGATGTTGTAGCCTTAGGTAGTTATAAGCTAGAACGTTTTTGCAACGGTCGACCATATCTTATTAAAAGACTTATCGACGATGGTATCTGGAACTATAATAAGCCTCATCATTTACTTGGTTGTTCTTTGGCTAGAGAATTTGGATACTATAAGCGTGATAATATACCTGGTATAAGATCTTGCGATACTTCTAATCCTATAGTAGCAGCTTTGAAAGGTAAACGATATATGGCTGGTTTTGGACTTAAAAGTAAACCGGCTACCTTATTAGCAGATTTAATTGATCATGAAGTGAATGAAGATGAGATGGAAGATATCTTATATAATACTAAAGAATTTAAGAGAATTGTATTTAATTGAAGATTATTTTAGTATATGCATAAATAAACGTATGCCCAAAAGGGAAGTAGAATTATTTACCACGGATAGTGATTTCTATCCTCTAGAAAATAGTAAGAAAAAAAGAGCATTTTTATTAGTTTTAACTTGGTTAATGACTACTGGACTATTGATTTTTATACCATACGTATTCTTAAAATTATCTACTTAGTAGTAAGTCTGTATATAGCATCCCACCCTTCACCTGGATCATTCTCTCGTAAATGATCTATTCTATTCATCATCATAACATAATATTCTTTTAATTCAGGGTATTTTTTACTATTTTTTACCCCCATTTTAATAGCTTCACCCCATACTCTATTTTTATAATAGTTAATAAACAGTTCATGATCAGAAGTATCTCCTCCGTGGTTAGCTAAACCAGTGTCGTTTAGTATGGTATATATTTTTATACCTTCTTTCTTTCCCTTAACAGCTATTTTATCAAGTTCCACAAAATTAAAAACTTCCTCTATACCTTCTATAGTCTTTTCACCTAGAAGTATTCCAACGTTATAATTTTTAGTTTGACCTTCTAATCTAGCAGCTAAATTAACAGCATCACCTAAACAGGTATAGTCAAATCTCTGAGTAGATCCCATATTACCTACTACTACGTCACCTGAATTAATACCTATACCCATTTTTAAGATCATAGAGTCATCATCTAATTCATTATTAACTTTTGATAATAAATTAAACATATCCAAAGCACATCTAATGCTATTGACTCTATGCTCCTTATCATCTAGAGGGGCGTTCCAAAATGCCATTAAAGCATCACCTATAAACTTATCAACAGTACCTTGATACTTAATTACACTTCCAGTCATAGGTGTTAAATATTCATTAATTAGCTTAGTTAAGCCCTGTGGATTTGATTTAAACTTTTCGCTTATAGATGTAAAGTCTCTTAAGTCACTAAACAGTATAGATAACTCTTTAGTATCTCCACCTAGTTGAAGCTTAGAAGGATCTTTTTGTAGTAGTTTTACTATTGAAGGTGCTAGATAATGCTCGAATTGACCTTTAATTTGTCTTTTTGATTTATTTTCTTGAACGAATCTAACAAATGTTGCGAATGACCAAGTTACAAATATTGTAAAAATAGGCCATGTAAAATCATATAACAGATTTGATTCAAACAGTTTATTACCTATATATGGTAAGAAAAATATACTAACTAAAATAGTACATAAACTCCATATATAAGGTAGCCATAATGCAGTTATTATTATTAATGCACTTACTGCAGCTGCTACCATTAACTCATGTATAACAAATTCATCTTGTCTTTCTAATCTAGATTCATCTATCATCATTTGAAGAGTAGTAGCATGTACAAACTGACTATATTTTGTTCCTAGAGCTGTAGGTACTGTATTAGTAAGACCTTCAGCTGCTGGAGATATAAAAACTATCTTGTCCTGAACTTTACTCCAGTCTTCATCTATAAATGAAATGGTGGGTATATTATACTTGTAATTTAACCATACTCTAGAATTAAAATCTGTTTTTATTGGTTCCATCCCGTAAACTCTTAAAGCTAGTATTCCAGCTTCATCAGCTTTTACTTGATAAGAATCTTCACCTCCAAATAATCTAAGTACTTCTAAAGCTAAAGTTGGGTAATATTTACCCTTAATTTGTATTACTAACGGCATTCTTCTAACTACACCATCTAGCTCTGGAGCTGTAGCTAACATACCTACACCTGCTGCAGACTCGCCTAATTTTTTAACAGGTCCTATAGCTTCAGGATAATCAAATAAGTAGTTGTCTATATCGGATCCAATAACTGATATACCTCGTGGTACAGGAGTACCTTTACCTTTTGTACTAGCAGATTGACCAAGTACAACTGGTACTTGCTGCATAATATCTATAAGATAGTCATCTTGTTTTAATCTATCTTCCTCAGCATAAAGTATAGGTAGTACAACCAACGCCGCGCCACTTTCATAAGCTTTTACTACGCTATCTGCAATTATATTTCTAGGCCATGGCCATTGACCATTTTTATCTAAACTAGCTTCATCTATTTCTACTATACAAACACTATCAGAATCTACCTTTTCTTGCCCACGCTGATAAAAGTCAAATGATTTTAATCTTGCTGTCTCTACAAAAAACGGATCATATGTTCTTATAATAAGAAGAAATATAGTAAAAAGTAGGCATATTATGTAATTTTTAAAATTTAAGATTTTCATTGTTCAATATTAAAGATCACACTATTACCTCCATTTAGTTTATAAACTCCTAAACCTCCTCCTTGATTATGGTTTATAGTAGCATTAGTGTCTTTTTCTAATCTAAGTGATAATACAGAGCCTTGATCGCTTCTTCTCTCTAAACTTACACGTCCATCTTGCAATAAATTAAATATAGAAGGTATAGTTCTCTTTGTCTTTTCTTCTACGTTCTCATTATCAGCCATTCTCTGCTCATTTTCATTATTCCTATCTCGCTGCTCTTCTTGCGATATACTAGTTACTCTTGCTCCTTTAACAGGTTTACTAGGTGGATTTATATTATTATCAACCCTAGTAACTTGATATGCTTGATTTAATAAAACTGTACCACCTGCATTACTAACCTCAATAGAACCAACGTACATATTACCGTTAGCATCTATTGATGGTAAGAGCTTAAATGTTGATCTTCCAGCAGCGTCTATTGTCATAGTAAAATCAGTTCCTCTAACTGATACAGAAGCAGTAGGTGACGATATCTTTACATTCTTCCTACTATTTTTAGCTATTAATCCGGATGAATATCTTAATGAACCTAATTTACCTTTTATAGATAGCTTTCCTGTTTTAGATTTATCATCGTAAACAAACTCATCAATTTTTAACTTTGAATATTCAGATAGAGCTACTTTAGTATTATCTACGAATACTACTTTTATAGTACCATTTAACGTCTCAAGATCATCATTCATTTTAACTGGAGTCTTTAACTCAGTTAAAATTTTATCTTGTTCTCTAGTTATTTGAGCTCGTTGAGTTTGTTTTTCAACTTCGCCTATTGCAAAACTACGGCTGCTGACCGCCATTAGAAGGGCCATCGACACCATGACCATTTGTAACTTCAACGCTAAGCAAGTTAGTTTCGCCGAGATATGTCGGAGCTGTTCCATCGGATTGTAGTATAGTATAGTTATTATCACTTCCAGAAACTGAGAGATCAATGTTGTTAGGGTCACCACCTAATTGAACTATATCTAGTCTGTTATTACTACCAAATATATCAACTAACTGATTATTACCAATACCACCAGTTTGACCTTCCTGATATGAATTAACTATATTTTCATTTCCTAGAATAGTGTAATCATTATTTACATTATCGCTATCATATATTTGAAAAAGCATATTGTTATTGTTACCTTCAATACTCAAGTCTAACGTTGAGCTATTAGTAAAAGCAGGAGTAACTATATCATCATCAGCAGCAACATTTATCACATTATTGTTTCCAGCAATATCAAGTAAAAACGTATTTTCATTTCCTTCTATTACAGTTTCTATATCGTTTCCTGTACCAGTTATTAAGAAGTCAAAAAGCTCTCCGTTACCAACATTATTAAGATCTAAAATGTTTTCATCACCAACAAATACTAAATCATAGTCTTTATTTTCCCCCTGTAATCTCGATCTTTTATCAGTATCACCAATTTGGTTAGAAGCACCAAACTGTATAATATCAAAGGTACCAGTATTACCTGATTGATCTAAATAGATTTCATTATTAGCAGTAGCTAATAACGACGATAACATAAGCGCAAAAATAGTTTTCTTCATGTAAGTATTTATTCAAATAGCTTACTATTTACTCTCTTTAAACTTCCAATATTCCTCATCCTTACCCTTGTGAATAATATCGATAACAGCTTTATCTAGTGCAGCTCTTACACAAGTAGAAACTAATTCATTCTTTGCATAACCTATTTCTGCTTCAGCGGGTAAAGTATCCATATCAAAGAATTTGAACAACGTGCCTGATATCTTGGTCGATATAATAGTCTTAGAAGAAGTAGTAGCTAATAGTACTTCGCCTGTCATAGTACTTACTATTCTTAAAGCAATAGTAACTGTATCTTGCCTATATTCATCCGTCAACCCTACGCCTAAATATGCAGCTCCCGCGCCTCCAGTTATGTTATTAACATCATAATCTAATATACCACCAAAAGCTAAAACACCTGCGTATTTTTGCGGTGGTAGGGCTACTGGCTCTTGATCAAAAGATTGTCTAGTTTGATTTACTAAAGATCTTTCCCTTAAAACACTTTCTTGTTCAGCTCTTTCTAAAACTTTAAACCAACCAGTAGCCATTAACGACTCCATCAAATAAGCTTCTGCACCTTGAGTAACAGCTGATGAGAAAGTTGCGTAATTATCTGAAGTTGACCGCTTACCAGTTAAATCTCTAAACTTACCTACTCCAATATAAATTTCTGGGCCATCAAGCTTAGGTACACTTTTTAACTCTTCTATAAGAGGTGTAGTATTAATTTTTGGTAAAGTAAAGTCAGGTTTAGTCTTACTATTATGAGTAATAGTATTACAGCTAGAACATATACTTATTAAAGAAAGTATAGTTAAAATTTTACTCACCTTCAGCATCTTCTCCTAATCCAGTATCTGGTAATGATAAAGTACCAATTGGAATAGTAATAGTTGTAACTTCTCCATCAGTACTGTATACAGATAGAGTAATAGTATCACCGATCTTACCCCAAGTAACTGTATTACCATCTAACGTAAACTGTCCTGCGTCTGCTCCAGCTTCAGCAAACAACTGCTCAGTAACTTGTTTAGAGAGTTCAGAATATATTCTTGTTTGAAGATTCGAAAGAAAAGCATTGATAGGCTCTCTTTGTTCTAAAAGACCTAGCTGTAACTCTAGAGATCTTAATTCATCTCTGATAGACTTCTTTCTATTATAGCGCATATTATTAAGATTAATTTGATGCGCGCTATAGCCTATACCGCTAAAGGTTGGAGATTTAAATTTAAAAACCAAACCGTCACCTAAAACTTGCGTAGATAACAGTATTAATACTAAAAAGATTAGCTTCATACGTTTTTATTTACTCCCTTCTTTGGATTTTTCATTACTTTTTTTTCAACTACTATGCTTATTTTATCTTTATCCTTCTCTTCAGCCTCTTCTAAAATAAGATTTATCTTCGTCATTAATCTAATCATATCATTATCTAACATTCTAACCTTATCTATAAGATTAATAACTATAGACATAGCGTCATCTATAACCGGTTTTATTTCTCTAGTTACCCATTTCCATATATAAAAAACAAAATAACCTAATCCACAAGCTGCCATTATTGGAAACCCGTATTTACTTATACCTTCAATTATATTTTCCATTAGTCTTTTCTCGCGTCCTCCTTTCCTTCGCTTGCAGCTAATCTTTCTATATTAGGCTTCTTACCAAAAGCACAAGATATCAAAGTATCAATCTTTACTATATCATTATTCATAGTATCTATTCTATTCACAATACCTTTTATTAAACCACACAATCCTTTAATAGAACTAGTTAACTCGCTAAGTATAAATTTTAGAATTATAAATATAAAGAATCCACAAGCTACTGCACCAGCTATAGGGAATCCAACTTTTTCAATTATTGTAAAGAATCCTTCCATTTTAATATATTTAGTTGAAAAATGTAATATTTGTCTATATAATATATAGTAACGTCATGGCACAGTTAATATTACATTTGGTAGGAGATTACCTCCTCCAATCAGGCTGGATGGCGAATAATAAATCTAAAAGTAGTTTAGCGGCGGGAGTTCATGCCTTAACATATTCTCTACCCTTTCTTATTCTTAGACCCTCTTTGGCAGCGTGGCTAGTAATATTTATAACGCATTTTTTCATAGATCGTTATGCATTAGCTAGGCATGTTGCTGTAGTAAAAAATTATTTAGCTCCTAAAAGACATTGGCTAAAGAAAGATAATATATCTCAATTTGGTTATTGTAAAAAAACGCCCGATTTCTTAGCTATTTGGCTATTGATTATTACTGATAATACACTACACTTAACTATAAACTATCTCGCACTAAAGTACCTTTAGGAACTCTGATATAATTAATATATGAAATTTTTGGAATCTACTCTTCAAACATATTCCCGTAAAGTAGTAGAATGGTTCATAAAAAAATATAAATTAGATTGCAAAGTTAAGATAAAACTAGTTCCTTATGAATCTATCGATTGTTGGGGTTGTACCGAGGAAAGTAAAAAGCGAGGAGAATACAACGTTTGGGTAGCTAAGGACCAGTCGCTAAGAGAGTTTATCGCTACTTTAATTCATGAATTAGTTCATGTAAAGCAGTACGAAAAAAAGAAATGGTCGGGTACAGGAGAGGCTGAAGCTAATAGATTGCAATATAAATTAGCTGATAGAGTTTGGATAGATGGCATTCTCTAAAATTTTTATATAATTTTTTAATGGATATTAAGTTTAATAAATGGATCGCTCTCTTTTCGCAGACCGGAAAAGAAATTATTGATATATCAAGTCGTATAGGTAGAAAGCCTGATGCTGTTATATCTAATAACCATCCTAGTAATATTGATGAAATATTGAAAGGGGTGCAATATCATTGGCTAACCACTTTCGGTAAAGAGAGTAAAAGCTTAGATATTTTAGATGAAATAGTTGAAGATCGAGATAATACTTTAATAACTTTGAACGGTTGGTTAAGAATAGTACCTCCCGATAAATGTAGAAGGTATAATATATATAACGGTCACCCCGGACTTATTACTTTATATCCTGAGTTAAAAGGTAAAGATCCACAGCAAAGAGCTTGGGATGATCTTCATAAGTATAATGAAATAGGTAGCGTAGTTCATAAGGTAGTAGAAGAAGTAGATGCAGGTGAAGTAGTTAGTGAAAGTATAGCTTCTACTTTTGATGTATTAACTATAGAAGAAATATATGACGTTTTAAGAGCTACATCATTTAAAGCTTGGTGTAGCTTTTTAAGCAAAGCATTAGATAATTAATTATGATCTTTTCGTTTACTGGAGCTCAAAGTACGGGTAAAACTACGTTACTTGAGCATTTAAAGATGTCTAATTTAGGTAAATTTTCTTTTGAATTTATTCCTGAAGTAACTAGATTAGTTAAGAGAGAATATGAAGTTCCTATTAATGAGAGTGGGGATGATATGACTCAGATGTTAATTATGACTGAGCATGTTCGTAATATTTATAAAGGCAGAACAGATAATTTAGTAAGAGGGGTTAATAAAATACTAGATAGGTGTGCTTTAGATGGTATAGTTTATACTCATTATCTTTTAGATAAAGAGAAGATAAGCAGAACTACTTACGATGCTTGTGAACTTATCTATAAAAAGCTTAGGAACGAGTATGATGTTATTTTTTATACTAGTCCTGATGATGTTGAGTTAGTAGATGATGGTGAAAGAAGTGTTGATAAGCATTTTAGAGAAGATATTATAGGTCTTTTTGATATGTATTTACAGTATGGTATTATTGAGAAAGGACCTCGTGTAGTGTATTTGGAAGGTACTGTAGAAGAAAGATTGGAAACTATTAAGAGTACTCTTGATAAACTGAATGTAGATATTAATATTTAGTATGGCGTTAAAACAGTTAGATAATAAAAATATTAGTAAGCATTTAGGTCAAACTTCTCAGTATAAGTCTACTTATGACCCTTCTCTTTTAGTACGAGAGCCTAGAAGTTCTAATAGAATCCACTTAGATATTGAAGAGGGTAATTTGCCTTTTAGAGGTGGTGATACTTGGAATGCTTACGAAGTTTCTGGTCTAACGGATAACGGGTTACCTGTTGTAGGTATAGGTAAGATTTATTATCCTTGTGATTCTAAATACATTGTAGAATCTAAGTCTATTAAACTCTATTTTAACTCTTTTAATATGACTAGATTAGGTGAAGATGATGAAGAGGTTTTAAGTAATATTCAAATTAAAGCTCAAAAAGATCTAACTAAGTTACTCGGTAAAAATGTTGAAGTTAACATTGCTTCTAACCGTGAAGTTTTGAATAATAAAATTACAGCTGCTGAAGATTGGGGTCATGATAAAGCAGAAGGTAACGACTATATTACTCTTGAAGATGATTATCCTGTTGAGGATCTTGATTTTACTGTATATCAAGAGACTCCTGACCTACTTGAAGTTATTGATAGTCCCGTTGATAAAGTACAGTATCATAGCGCATTATTAAAGTCAAATTGTCGTGTTACTTCACAACCTGATTGGGGTGATGTTTATATTGAAATGGAAGGCGATAAGACTGTCGATCCTATTTCGTTACTTAAGTATATTGTTTCGTTTAGAGATGAATGTCATTTTCATGAAGAGATCTGCGAAACTATCTATAAGAGACTATACGATTTAGTTGAGCCTGATAAGTTAGCTGTTAGATGTCTATACGCTCGTAGAGGAGGTATAGATATTAATCCTGAAAGATATTCAGATGAATCTCTTAGAAACTGGGTACTGCATGATGTAACAGTACCTCATGTAAAAACTCCTAAGCAGTAGATTAACGATAACCTAACGATACTAGTCTTCTAGTTTCAGGATCAGAACCTACATCAAATGCTCTAATTTGAACAGCTGATAATGGATTAGCAGTAGCTCCTCCTCTATCATGTGAAGTAGCTGTAAGAGCTGGTACATGGTAAGTATTCATACTTCCATCTTCGTATATAACACCCAGGTTAAATGAAGCTGAAATATGGGTTAGTAAGCTAGTCTGTTGCTGACGATGTGTACCTACATTAGATCTTGGACCAGAGCTAAGGTATACTTTCCGTGTAGCGTGTGCAAAGTCTTCATTAGCACCACCGTTATCGTTATCATCAATATCAAACCCAATAGCTACTGCTGATAAAGTGATACTTTCACCTGCATCTTGAAATACACCAAACCCGGAACCATCTCTTACAGATGTTGTAGCAGGGTAACCGCTATCAGTTAATGGAAATACGGGGTGCATAGCTCCAATTACATATTCATGTTTTGTGCTATTAAGGCCTACGTCAAATTTTCCTCCTGAAAGAACACCACCTTCACCACCATCAAAATTACTTCTGTTTTGTTTTAATGGTAATGGAGGATCTTTGAAAAATTCACGATTAATATAAATGATATTGTCGAAATTTTGAAAAGGTAAAGCGAATTTTGATACAATAAGTGTCATAATAATATTTATATTCTTTTAGCTATTTATTCGATAAAAAATTAACATAATCCCAATTTATTATTTTTAGAAAATTCTTTATATATTTTTCTCTATCTGGACCGTACTTTTTATAGTAAGCATGCTCCCACACATCTATACCTAGAATAGGAGTCCCTAGGTCATACATAAGGGGGTTATCTTGATTATCGGTTTGAACAATTTTAAGTTTATTACCTTTTTTGACTAACCAAACCCACCCGGATCCAAAGTGCGATTTAGCTTGCTTAGTAAACTCTTCATAGAAATTATCTATTGATTTAAAACTCTTCTCTAACTCTTCTTTTATTAAACCTCTAACAGGGTGCCTATCTGGTGTCATCATATACCAAAACAATTGATGGTTATATGCTCCTCCAGCATTGTTCTTAATAGCATCTTTCTTTTTACCAGCTTTAGTTACTAATGTTTCAAGATCTGGTCTAACGCTAGTAGCATCATTTAGTTTTTTAATATATCCTTTATAATGCTTGTTATAATGAAGCTTCATAGTTTCTTCATCAATATGAGGCTCTAGAGCATCAAACGAGTACGGTAGTTTAACAGGCTTATAACCATCCGCCTGCTCTAAAATAATATTAGATAGTTTTGAAAATCTCATTATTTATATTTATCTAAGTATAAAAAAAGAACAGCGGAACTTTCGTTCCGCTGCTCAAATTGGGTTGCTTTCTCAGCTGTATATTAGAAATACACAGACTGCGAAGCAGGAGTAAACGCTGTACCAAGCCCCTGACATAATACCACATGGTAGTACAGAGAAGCCCCAAAGATGTTATCAACAACCCCGTAACGAGTAAGTAACCCGACGCGAGGAGCGAAATCATTAGGACCAATAGTTCTCTGAACCATGACCGGAATGTAAGGACAATAAATGATACCAGTATCGTAGAACTCAGGACCCTTGTAACCGAGAAGAGCATACTCAATAGTCTGAGTATTAGCTGCTCCATTAACGGTGTACTGAGCTTGCTGAGTGTAAACGTTGGAGTTTTGAACCTCCGTACGAGTATCACGGTAAACGTTGAATCTTCCACCAAGTGAACCAACCTTTGCAATACCAACAGGCTGAGTGTTAACGTCACCTTGTACAGGTACCCACTGGAATTCAGGGAGCATCTCAAGGATGGCGCAAACACGAGGAGTTGCTACTATAAAGTTAGCAGATCCACGTCTGTTACGTACAGCAATACGATTGGACTCGATAATTAATCTCTGATAGAAGTCGCGGTTTCTCTCAACCATCCAACGTCCGTCAGCAGAAGCTGGGGACCAGATGGAGTAACCGGTTCCAAATCCCTGCCCAAGAGCGGCTTGGATCATTCTCATGAGCATCTCACGGTCGATCTCAGCTTGGATCTCGTATGACATAGCATTCGTGATCTCAGCATCAATATCGATACCGTTCATGTTCTTAAGGTCTTGCTCAAGCTCGACGGACCAACGTGCGCCAAGGCGGCGTGTGCCGGCCTCAACAGCGGTCTTCTCGAACTTAACCTCAACCTGAGGAATGTTTCCAGTAATCTCAAAAGCAGAAAGAATCTGAGCAACACCTCTGTCCTGATCGGCGAATGACCAGTCAGTACCTCCAGAGAGTCTCTGGGAGGACGAACCAGTAAACCTGGTATCAAGTAATTGATAACCAAGCTCGTCGTCATTAAGTCCACCAACGCCAGAATAATCTGACGCGACATCACCTGCACGTCCATCAGGCGCCGGAATATTACCGGGACCAGTGTTCGAGTCGCGATCCGTAGTACCATCAGTTCCTGTACCTAAGGCAGAGGACTGGTAGGCATAACGAAGCGCAAATGCAAGTCCAACAGGACCTGACATAGGCTGGACACCAACGATTTCATTGGTGATAAGCTCAGGGAACGTACGACGAATCATCGGAATAAGCACTTTTGGCAGACGTGCATCACCAGTGGCGTAAGTGTCTTGGGAATTTACTTGCCCCACGTCTCCGATAGGGTTGTAGACTCCGCCAACACTTGCACCGTTTCCGAAAGCACCACCAGTTGTTGCACCACCGGAGTTATCCTCCTCAATGCACCATCTCTCTTGGTTTTCCAAGAGAACAGCAGTGTTCAAACGAGTGTGATCGTCTTCAATAGGCTTAATACTATCAGAAGTATAGTCAAGAACAGGTGCCCACTTTTCAAGCAGTGCATCGGCTCTATCTCTATCGATAAATGATTGTGGTTTGTTCATAATCGTTTCCTTTCTTATTGTAACCTCATGGGTAAAACCCATGCTACTCAGGTGTCTAACACCTCATTGTTCGGGGCGATAAATTATTTCATGCGCTTTAATTCTTGCAAATATGGATTGCGCACTTCTTTTTTCTCTTCCGAAATAGTTTCAACAGGAGCATCAGCTTTGACTTGACGATTATCGAAAGCTTCTTCTTTTATAACATCTATCCTTTCTTGCTCCTTTTTATCAAAAAGTCTTGCAGTGTATTCAAAATTCTCTTCAATAAATGATGGTGATTTATCTCCTAAAACTTTTACTAAGTATTCTTTTTTCTTTTGAGGTAACTTAGCAGTTTTTTGCTCTAAAAACAGGTTTGCTTTAGTTTCCATGAAACCTTCTTTAAGAGATATATTCTCTTTTTCAAGCTCTTCTACTCTTGCATTAAGTTCATCGATCTGAGTCTTACCGTCAACTACAGCTGCTTTAACTGACTCCGACATCAAAGAGGAGTCTACTGCAAGTACCTTTCTTAAGTTACTAAGAACTTCAGTAGCGGTTCTATTTTGAGTTGCTTCTTCAATAGCTTTTTGAGGAATACTTTCATCAATATACTCTTCAAGATACTCTGAAATAGACTCAACTAAAGTTTCTTTAAACTCACTAGCACTCTCATTTAAATCCTTCTCATATTTTTTAACCACCTTAACTAATTTATTAGCATTATTAGTATCAACTGCTTCTACCACTCTTTTTAATTTAGAAGTATGATCTTTATCAATAGCTGAAACTAATTCTTCAAGTTTTTCAGAATATAATTCATCTTGATCTGCTAATGCTGCTTCAACTGTTAGTTCTACTTTTTCTTTAATAGCTGTTTCAATAGCACTAACATTTTCTTCTGTTAATACTTCCTTTAAGCTTTCAGGTAATAATTCTTGGTTCATAATTAAAAGAGTGGTTTTTCTGTTGCTTTGTTGATACGTTTTAAAATTTTGTCTTCAACAACTTGCTTTAAATATTTATGCGCTGCAGCATAATTTTTAGAAGAAAGTCGCTCTATAAACTTAGCAATATTGGTTTTATCAGACATAATAATATTTATTACAGATTTTTAATAAAGCTTAAAATTCTGTTAGTTAAAAATGATTCTACTTCTTTTTTAGGCATATTTACTAGGCTAGCTGCAAAATTATCATAATGTTCTTCAAACTTTCCATCTTCTGCTAATACCCATTGTTTAGATTCTAAAATACCATTCACAAATGCTTTAGGGTAGGAAGGATCAGCAACACAATCAATAGCTACCAACTTCATATTTTTTACTACGTTATGGTCAGAACTCTCTTCTAATGTACCTAATGCTCTTGATGACATACCTACTTTTACTCCATCATTTATTAACGACCTTACTATTTGGCCACATGGAGTTGTTAAAACTTTTGACTTTCCATAAAATACGTTTCCATCTTGAGTAATCTCAGTTACCATATGACATGCTCTTTCTAGATCAACATCTGCTGATGTAGGATGATTAAGCTCGCCCATAGCCCTACCTGGTATTACCATCTCCTCATTATAACGTTTAACCTCTCTTTTTAATTCATTAATAGGATATAATCGATTATTTCTATTAACACCTTCAGCCATCATATAAGGACCTTTAATATAGAGATTAGACGGAGCATCTTTATTTGTTTCTTCTTCAATGTATTCGAACTCATCTGCAATATCAGGTTTTTCTACAACGAGATTTAATTTTAAAGCCATATAAGTTATTTATGCCTTAGCGACTAAAAAGCTCCTTCTCTGTTAATATAATAAAGCTATAACCTCTTTTTTTACAATATTCTCTAGCAGCTTTCCACTTAGCTTGGTTAGTTATATACATTTTTTGCTCGTAAATAAGATGGGACTTTTTACGGTACTTAGTGTTAGGTTTTTTAGTTTGCATTGAAGGTTTTATTTCAACACAATATTTTTTTAGTACATCCTTTTCTTTTATAACTACATAATTATCAACATAATATCTATGTAGTCTATCATCCAATGGATTGCGGTATGGAATGACTACATTTTCACTTCCCCATCGAACTACATTTTTACTTTGATCACAAAATCTAAAAAATTTAAGTTCTAGGCCTGAGCGATATACTGCCCTTTCACCTATAAACTTTTTTTTATTTTTTGGAACAAAAATTCCCTGTCTCCAATTTTTTTTCTTTCTCATTATCCTACAAAGAAAATAGGAGGTTCACCGTCACCTAAACCAGGTGAAGAACCTTCTAGAAGTTTTTGCTCTAATTCTGCCTTTTTAGTTGTACCTTCTTGTATTAAATCATAATTTAAAGCACCACCACCTAATAGATTGACGTTACCAAATTTACCTCTTACCCTGCCTATAGTAATCATACTTAAAGCTAGTGCATATTCATAAACCCACTGTTCTTTGATTACGTCTCTTAATGGACGTTCCAGGTAACAAGATACCACACCGTAAAATCTAGAAGTACCAGGCTGGGGGTACATTCTTAGGTATTGGGTCCGTGGATCAAATTGTACATCTCTACGCGTAGCAAGTACATGTTCTCTCATATCCAAGAACTCTTTCATAGTATACCATGAAAGTAAATCGAAACCGTAATTTCCAAGCGCGTAACTGAAATAAGTTTGCTGAGCTAACGTTTGCTCTAATGTAAATAACGTATTGATTCCCTCAGAAGACCCCTCTTCGAAGTCAACTACATCTACTACTTTTCTATAATCCATTATATCGTAGTCAAAAACATTTTGAAAGAATGTTGTATCAGTAGCTGACCCAGCTACTGAATACGTATGTTTTACAGTTTTATCAAAATGACCGCTTAATGACGTACCGTAATTAGCACCAGTAGAAGAGCTTAAAGAGGTTATAGCAGAAAAAATAGTTTGATCAATTATTTCTCCTTTATCTATATTTGTACCGAAATCAGCTGATAATGAACCTGATAAAGTGGGTTCAGTAGCAAATGATATACTTTCAAACACACTTGCACTTAAAGTTGAGGTTGCAACATAAACACTATCAGGTGATTCTCCATAAAATTCAGGGCCCGGGCCTAATGGATTAGTACCTGCTTGTTTTTTTGAATTTGAATCTAAATCTGTATTAGCTAAAGTATATAAGAAATCTAATCTTATACCTTTATTAGTCTCATACATATCTGAGTCGAATATTAAAAACTCTCTTGTAAAACCAGCATACTTAGTAAAATATTCTGAAGCAATTTGTATATTCTCTCTTAATTGATCTGTATGAATTTCTAAAGATACAAGTGGATAACCTAAAGCTCTTTTTATTCTATCTCCCAATCTATCATACGTTTCTATTTTATTATTAAGATTAGTTGAGAGAAATGCTGATAGTGGAGAAATTTCACATGCTAAGGCCATGAAAATATTTATTCATCTAATAAATAATTACATGGCTTCAAACTATAATATACCTACTAGTAATGAAAATGGTACTAGTGAATACTTTAATACCAACCAATGCTTTTCTTTTAATAACCATATGCCTGGTAGCCAGGCACTAGTTCAGTTAAGCTCCCAACCATGTTCTGAAGTTACTATATGGAATCATGCTGATCAAAACGTCTTAATTTTTGTTGGTCCAGGAGATAATGCTGCAATAAACACAGCAGGGGAATTTGCAAAATATTCTGATGAAGCAAGAGGTGTATTGTTACTTAAGTCTACCGCTGATCATTTACATGAAATAACAATTAGAGGTTTAACTAATAGTGATCAAGTATCAGCTAAAAAAGCAGCTAATGGTTCAGCTGGCTCTATGATATATTATAGAACTCAATTCTTTAGTAATAACCCTTCTAGGTAGGTTCAGCTCCTCCTTCTGGTTCAGGTGCTGCTGGGGCTTCAGCAGGCTCATCAACTTGAGCTTCACCTCCACCAAATTCCGGTATACCAGCTCCTCCAACGTCACCAGTTCCTACACCTGCCCCTTCGCCCCCGGCAACATCAGCTTGAAGGTCAGCTATAGCTGCTTGTTCTTTCCACGAAGGGCCTGCATTTTGAATCTGTGCTAATTCCCATTGCATCTCAGCATCTTTTCTTAAGAACTCTCTGTTAGCGAGAATATCTTTATCTTTCCAACCTAAGTATTTTTTCTGAGCATATGTTGCAGAAACAAACTCATTACCAGCTAGGTTATTATAGTTAGAAGCTTTTATTTCTAATTTTTGATTTTCTCTTAGTTCATAAAAATTAGTAGGAACATTAAAAGTAACTTCTAAATTGTTTTCTTTAATATCATACTTATCTATAAGACCTTTCATCTTAAGATGGGTAAAGAACCCTCTCTTAATACCTGCTGCAAATCTCTGTTGCTGTCTAATAACGAATTTAGCAAATTTAAGTTCTTCTCTGAGCATAGTTGACCCATCTGCAGAAGCTTGATCTTGTGGATCTAATCTAGCACCGGGTACTTTTAAAGCTCTATATAGTTTCTTTATAAAGTACATTAGGTCAGCCAACTCACCTAAATTTGCTCCACCCGGTAATTGGGTTACTGATGTACCTTCAGAGCCCTGTCTTTTTGCAAACCAAAAAGCATCTAACATTGATTGAGGCTCAAACTTTTTAGCAATATCAGTTTGATCTCTATCAAAAGTTTTTCTAGACCAATAATTTTGAATTAATTTACGTAAATAAGCTTCTGCTTTAGGAGGAGCCATATTACCTACATCAACGTTAAATACTAGTCTTTCTGGTGCTCTTACTAATCTATAAATTACTATAGCATCTTCAATTAAGGATAACTGCCTATATGGTCTTCTAGCATTTTCTAAAAACGGTATTACAAAGTTTTTAGTTTCATTATAAACTCCCGAATTAACATACACAATTTGATTCTCTTCCATAGGAATCATTTCAGTTTTTTCGACTTTAGTTGGATTAGATGGACTAAAAATAGGCTTTTTATAGATAAATCCCTTTACCAGCATATTTTGTATGTTGTTATAAACAGGATCTACAATATCAGCTGGTATATTAATAACACCTAATATACCTTCATTAGTATAACTTTCATGTACTATAAGTTCGAAGTATACTTCACCTTCAACTAATAGCTGTCTAAAAAATGTCCAGCCTTTATTTTTAAGATCAAAATAATCAGTAAACTTACCAAACTCTTTATCAAGTTCAGTTTTTTCATCTACAGATAAATCTATGTTATCATAAGAAAGTTTACATACATCTCCATTGTCATCTACATTTATTACTTCATCGCAAATTTCATCTAAAGCATCTGCTACTTCACTAGCAGCCGCCATTATTCTATAATCCTTTAATCTACCTGGCTTTTCTGGAGATAAAGCTGCATACATTACATCTCCAAAAGAATTATCCTTTCCAAAATCACCTATAGGAGTTGCGTTGTAAGGGTTAGAAGAGGAAACTGATGTTTTAGCGAGCGCATCAGCTCTTCTCATACCCGTATTTCTAAAAATTTTATACTTAGGGTTCAATGAATCATCTTCACCGGTTGCCGCGTAAGGCAATCTATTTTGTATGTATTGAACTAAACTTCTACCGAAAGTAGATGCTCTTCCATCGTTAGAAACATACGATTTATTTTGATCAGCCATTATACATATTTATCTACCTCTTAGTAATAATCACCGTAAATGTCGGTATTATTAGTACTCATATCAAAAACAGTCTCTTTACTTTCATCATCAATATCCCAATCAAAGCCTTTATCTCTTGAAACTTCATCTCCAGAAAGGTTAGTTGACAAAGTACCAGAGAACGTATTTTCAAATACTTGACTATCAACTGGCTCTCTAGGTGCATCAGTTTGAAAGGAGAAATCAAATCTTTTAGCTCTTATTCTAAAAACGTAATGACCTAAAACAGGGTTTAGAGCTGATACATCTTCATCCATTTTTTCAGTAATCTCATATACTTTAGCTCCTCTATCTCCAGGCCTATCACATCCTAAAGGAGTAACTTGAATTAGGTCACCAGCTTTAGGTTCTACAGAACTTAATCTCGACTCCCAGTTTAGGGTAGTTAATCCTTCAATATTAGGATCTAATGCTGAACTTAACAAACCTTGATTAGATGGAATATAGTAAGTATTAGCTGATAAAACATCTGAAAATGTATCAATATGTACGTAACCGGTAAATTCATCACCAGGATCAAAACCAAATTTAGATAGTTGTAGAGCGTCTTGAGATAGCTCAATGTACATCATTAAATTAGTAGGTCCTAGATACACTGAAGCTGGTTGTTCACCGTATAATAAATCAGCTGATAATAATGAAAAGGAGTTAACATAATACGCTATTTCAACTCCAAAACTATTAATTAGATCTTCATATGCTTTATCAAAAACTAACTGCTCTGCTTGTAGAACAGATGGATCTACTAACTTACTACATTGTTTTATAGCAGTTGCAGCTAGTACTTCATCAGGAGTACAATTCAATCTGTTTTCGTTACATCCCATTTCTCCTACTTATATTAGCACATTTATTACCTTCTTCATCTTCATACATCTTACATACAACATCAGAATTACCTAACATTTTTGTTTTACCGGGTTCAAAAGACATATTATAATCATTTAACATTTTAAACATAGGTATACCCATAAGCTTTATTTGAGCAGCTGCACCTCCCATTAAATTTTTTACATGATGATTTTTATGGTTATAATCTTTTTTTGTAGTAGTTAAATGCTTTTTTGTTAGCCCGACCCTATTAGGATTTTTGTTACCAATATTAAACTTTAAAAGCTTTTCTCCTTGATAGTATTCAAAATAGGTTTTAAAGTTTTCAGTGTATATTTTATCATATGACTGAGCAATTATATCAATTAAATCACCTATTGTATCGGTATTGCGTAAAATTTTAAAAGCTAAATTTTCTATGCTAAATTCACCATCTCTCTCTAAGCCACTCTTACGCATTTTAGAAATTTTCTTTTTTAAATTATTAGCTTTTTCGTGTAAATCTTTTGCAGTTACACCTTTAACTTTATCTACTTTTTCTTTTAAAATCTTTACATCATTTTGAAATGTTTTAGCTTTTTTATATACATCTCTCTCATCAATAGACGGTGGGTTATAGCTAGGTTCAGTTATCCATTTGTTATCTTTTAATGAATATAGACCTGAAGCAACATGAGGTTCATCCTTATCTTGCATATACATTTCTACTCCATGATCTTTTAAGCTTATATTATGTCTAAGATTCCACATAAATCTTTGACCATCTAATGCCTTTTTAACTAAATCTTCATCTTCATTAATATCCTTATAATCAATTAATACATGAACATCTAAATCTGAAAATTTATTGTAATTATAGTTACTATTGCTACCAGTTAATGTAACGTCATGTATAGTTACATCTTCTAAATTTAACTTATCTATAAAATCATCTGTAATAGCTAAAAGTTTCTTTCGTATGTCTGGGTCAAATTTTTTATCTTCAGACCAAAACTTTTTATTTAGAGTTTTGTTATAGAACTTCACAGCAATTATATTTATATAAAAAAAGCCTGATGACCTAAGTCAGCAGGCTTTTCTTCTATTTAATTTTAATCTTATTCGAACGCGTTATGACCAGGCTTTAGACTACCGACTTTGTTATTCTTTCCATCGTTATAACTCGTATTCATTGGCGAACCAGGATCAACTCCTTTTTTACCTGCTCCTTTTTCAGAAGCAGCACCCTTCGCCTTCAAATTACCGACTTTGTTATTTTTACCATCGTTATAATTAGTGTTCATTGGTGTATAGCCTTCCTCATCTTCTTCAGGAAGAGCTTCTTCACTTTCACCCACTTCTTCATCTTCAAATTCTTCTGGACCACCGTCTTCAACGTCGTCAACATCATCTTCTAATTGCTGTGCAATCAGATCATGTAGTGTTTTAGCGGTGTCCTTGTCTAGTGTAATAGTAACTTCACCTTCAGCTCCATCTGGATCAGCATCATCTAATCCAAGAGCATCAAGTTCTTCCATGGAATCGTCACCTTCTTCCATTTCACCATAGTTTTCGTTAACCATTACTTTATCATAAAGTCGATCAAATACAGATTTTTTAGCCATAAAATTATTTAGGCTCTCGCGCGCAATTTTCTCTGTTTCTTCTGAATTTTCTTCATTTTCTTCTAACTCCTCCTCATCCTCCTCAGATTTACCTACTATTCCAGAATAAGCATTTCCTTTACCTGTAGGTTCTGGTCCTTGATATTCTGTACCAGGGTCATTATCATCCCCATAAGAAAGTCCTTTTATATTATATTTGTTTTCTTTATCACCCGCTTTAGTTATATCCACTTCTGCTTCTTTGAATCCTCCTTTTTCAGTTGGACCAGTATCCTTGGTTACTAAATCAGCTGCCCCAATTTCACCAGCAGGTACTTGCTCTTCAACTACATTAACACCATCTAGGATTTTTCCATAAGCTTCTCCTAGGCTATACAAGTCGTTATTTTTAGACATGTAATTATTTATACTTTTGATAAATATTTTTAATGCCTAACAACAATAATAATATGTATTACATGGGTAACACAAATTTACCCAATACTAAATGGCGTGGTGAGTATACCAAAGATCAAGTTAAACAGTTAAAAAAAGCTTCACAAAATATATTATTTTTTGCTGAAAACTTCTTCCATATCATTAACTTAGATAGGGGTAAAGAAAAAATTAAGCTATATAAAGCTCAAAAGAGAGCTTTAAGAAAAATGAGAGATAATCGCTTTTTTTGTTTATTGGCTTCTAGACAAATAGGAAAGTCTACTATGATGACTATCTATATTCTTTGGCAAGCATGCTTTAATAGTGATCAACGTATACTCTTAGTTGCTAACAAAGAAGCAACTGCTATTGAAATATTTCAAAGAGTGAGAATGGCTTATGAGGAGTTGCCTAACTGGCTGAAACCACCTGTTAAAGAATATGCTAAAACCTCCATGACGTTAGAAAATGGTAGTAGGATAGGTATTACCACAACAACTGGTACTGCTGCTCGAGGTCAGTCTGTAAATTGTTTAGTTATTGATGAGATGGCGTTTATTGAACCTCATTTAGTAGAGGAGTTTTGGAAATCAGTCTTCCCTATTATTACTTCTTCTAAAAATTCTAAAGTATTTGTCTGCTCAACAGCTAATGGTACAGGTAATCTTTTTCATAAAATATACACCGGCGCTGTTGATAAAGAGAATAACTGGGCGCATGATAAAATAATGTGGAATGAAGTCCCGGGTAGAGATGAGGAATGGGCTCGTTTAACAAGGCATGCTATAGGTTCATACGATGCCTGGATACAAGAGTTTGAATGTGAGTTTGTAAACTTTGGAGAATCTTCTATTGATGATGAACTATATGAACTTCTAGCTGCTAAAATAGTAGAACCTAAAATTACTCTTGATGAAGGTAATTATAAAATATGGGAAGAGCCCGACCCGTCCAGAATATATGTTGCTGGGGTTGATACATCAGAAGGTGTGGGGAGTGATGCTGCTGTAATGCAAATTTTAGATATTACAGACCCTACTGATATAAGACAAGTAGCTACTTACCATAATAATAAAATACCACCCCTAGAGTATACTAATAAAGTTCATTCTATTTTAAGAAATTACGGATCTCCACTAGCTTTGATTGAAAGAAATAATTGTGGAGCACAGGTAGTAGACAGACTAGCTAATGATTTAGGGTATGAAAAAATAGTATCATATGGTAATCAAAGAGCCCATAGAAAAAATATTATGTTAGGTATGATAGCTCATACAAATACTAAACATAAAGGAGTATTGAATATGAGATATTGGCTTAATGATCTTAGAGTAGTAACTTTAAGAGATGAAGAGACTTTAAAAGAATTGAAAGATTTTGTACGTTATCCTAATGGAACTTGGAAGGCGAGAAGCGGATGCCATGATGATAGAGTTATGTCTTTATTATATGCTTTATACGTTCTTGATAAAGATTTAGCTCAAAGATACTTTGATATAGTAGAATTTGATTCTACTGGACAGCCTCTAATAATAGAGCCTATGGACTTCGGAGTAGCTCTATTTGAAGATAATACTTCGATTTATCTTGATAATGAAGTAGTAGGGGAAGGCAATTTTAATTTAAATCCTATTGTGTGGGGCATGGGTGATGAGGTTGAAGAAGATATGGGTGAGTTAATAGACAATGGCTTTATACCTTTACAATAAATATAAATAATGGCACGCAACACTTTACAGCAAGCAGTTCTAAATAAATCAAGAGCTGATAAGTTTTTACTTGTTTTTGATGTACCGCCTATATTAAAAGAGTTTAGTAAAAAATTTAATCAAGATAATAAACATATTATTCCGGATTCAGTTCAATTTTCAGTTTTTGGGACTGCAGTTCCTGAAATTACAGTACCAGCAGTAGAAAATAGATACGCAGGTAACACATTATATGTGAGCTCTCATTCAAAAAATTCTTATCCTCCTGTAAGTGTAAAATTTAAAATTGATAACGAATATAAAAACTACTGGGTTATTTATAATTGGTTAAATCTACTACACGATCAAAGAGAAGGTAAATATAATGCTAGAGAAATTCAAGTTGACAAAAATTTTGATGATTACCAAGTAAATCTTACTATTTTTGGTAAAGATGAGTTTAATAATAGTCGTATAAAATTTACGTATACTAAAGCTTTTCCTGTATCGATTGATACTATAAACTATGATTATCAAAATACTGATGAAATAGTTTCGGGTTTTACTTTCGTTTACTCACAACTTCATACTGAAGTTGTAGATTTTTGATATTTTAGGGCGGAATTAAATAAATAATTTTATGGCTCAACGAACTATTAACTCTCCAGGTGTTGAAATTAGAGAATCAGACTTATCTCTCATCGCACCACAAAACGTAGGTACAAATTTTTATATTACTGGGTTTGCTCAGGAAGGGCCTCTTGATGAGGTTTTACTTATTTCTTCTAAACAAGAATTAGATAATACTTTTGGTACGCCTACTAACTCAGCTGAACGTTATTTTTACCATTCTATCAGCGAGTTACTTAATTCTCCAGGAACGGTTTATGCATCTAGATTACCTTACGGTGCTGACAAAGGAGATGGATTTGGTTCAGTTTATACGGCGTTAGCATATCCCGTAGTTGCAGTAACTAGTTCTGCAACTGATGCACTTTCTAATAGATCTGTAGTCTCTGTACACCTAGATCAGGAAAAAGCAACTTACGTGTTAGGAGAACCACAGCAACTAGTGCTTAGTAATGCACAATATTTAAGTTGTTTAGATGGGTCCGGATTTACATTCTCGCAAACTGCATTATCTGGTGGTGCTTTTGATTCAGTTACAGATTTTAGTGGAGCAGGAGTAGTTATTTTAAACAAAGGTCAAACTACTATTAATGATAATTTTGAAGGTTATTATGTTGGAATTGCTGACAATACTAACCTTAATCCTGAATCAAACTTTAATGCAGTAACAAGATTAAAAACAGTTAACAGCGGAGGTACAGTAGGAGATTTTTATGGAGCTCTTGGTGCTGCAACTGATTTTACTACTGTTCCTGACGGGGTAAGACAATTTGCTCTATCTGCTGAGCCTCGCGGTGAGAGCGGTAGTATATCAGAAGTATTAGAAAATCTCACTGATTACGATATTGATGGTAGAGAAGATGACGATGTACTCAACATTGGTGTATTTAAATTACGTAAATCAACATATGCTTCTGAAGCATTTAAGTTAGATTACTTGCTTGAAGATGCAGTTGTTGGTTCAACTAACTACTATAGAAAGCAGCTTAATCCAACAGGAGGTCCTGAAGTTAACTTTTTCCTTGAAAATCAAGATACTAAATCTAGAAATATTGAAGTACTTGTTAACCCTTACATTTCTAATTACTTTAGAGGTACTGATGGTCAGTCTGATAGTCCTAACCCTAATTTTGTAGGTAGTAAGGTAGCAGATAAAAAGGTTAGGATGTATACTGAAAATCTTGTTAATAAACTAGCTAGCGTTTCGGACCCCCTTTCAACTGCTGACCAAAATCTCATGGCTAGCTTAGGTCTTTCAGCTGGTGGAGGATACGCCACCATTAATTCAACCTTAAGTACTGTATTATCAAGCAAGGGAGATTCACTTTATCCACTAGGAGCCTTTAACGATCAACAAGTTCAAGAGAAAATTCTTGGTGATATACCTCTTAAAATTGATAGAGCGTTAGAAAGAATAAAGAATGATGAAATCTATGATATAGATGTTGTAGTGGAAGGTGGCTTAGGAACAATACATGCCGCTTCTGATGCTTCAGGTACTACATATTATGATGAATATGCAATGGATAGCAGTTTAATTACAGCAGTTAATGGATTAAGAACATCTAATGAAATTACTGGTACTGCTAGGACTTTACGAAATAACTACTCTACTATCTTTAATAAGTTTGAGAAGTTTTGTACTCCACCATTCTTAGGAGGTGATAGAGGAGACTGCTTGTTTATTGCAGATGTCTTACGTCAGATCCTAGTTTCAGGCGAAAAGAGTAGAACTCTTGATAACAAGAGTAGAAACTTCCAGAAGGATATTTACTGGCCAATTAGACACCAGTTTGAGAATGAAAATACTTCATACGCTGCAGTATATGCACAGTGGCCAGAAATATATGATGCTTATTCAGGTAGAAATGTATTTGTACCGTTCTCAGGATTTGCAGCAGCTGCCATGGCACAAACAGATGCTAACTTCTTCCCATGGTTTGCCCCAGCAGGCTTTACGAGAGGGTTAGTTCGCTTTGCTAATGATCTAGCTATTAATCCTAACCAAAAGCAGAGAGACGAGCTTTATAAAGCTAATATTAACCCAGTAGCATTCTTCCCAGGTCAAGGCCAAGTTATATTCGGGCAGAAAACTTTAAGTAAGAAACCTAGTGCGTTTGATAGAATTAACGTTAGAAGATTGTTCTTATCACTTGAGCGACCTACTAAGAAAGTTTCTAGATTCTTTGTATTTGAACAGAATACTGAGTTTACTAGACAGAGAATTATTAACACTTTAACACCGTTATTTGAACGAGCTAAGAATAACGAGGGTCTATTCGATTATCTGATAGTTTGTGACGAAAGAAACAACACACCAGAAGTTATAGATGCTAATGAGTTAGTGGTTGATATTTACCTTAAGCCAACACGAACAGCAGAGTTTATATTGGTTAACTTCATTGCAACGCGTACTGATGCTAATTTTGAAGAAATTATAGGTGCTTAACAATCTTTTAATTAAATAATATTATGGCAACAACAATTCAAAACTTCTTTGCTAGGGCAGCTGAAAAACAATTTGCTCGTGATTTTTTATTCCGAGTAAAACAAATTAATATTGAAGGTGTAACGTTTGACGGAGATACTGATTTAGTTTATGCTAGATCAGCTCAGTTGCCGGGTAGAAACATTGAAAATAAAGTTGTTAACTATTACGGTCAACAGTTTAATGTACCTGGTAAATCAACTTACCCAGGATCAGAAGCTTATTCTATAGAATTTTATCACGATGCTAATATTGATCTTAGAACTAAATTTGAAAACGCTTCAAGAAACGTTTTTGATAATGAAACTTCTACAGGTCAGTTTGGCATGCCGGGTGATGAGGCGGTAATTAATCTAGATGTGATTACTAAAGAGCTTAATGTTATTAACTCTCTTGAGTTAGTAGGTGCATCTATTAGAGATATTAATGCTATTGACTATTCAATTGCTGAAGGTACTGGTGAAATATTAAACTTTTCAGTTACTTTTGCATATCACTTCTATAGAAACTTTAGTTAAACGTTAATAGCTTTAAGCCATAAATATTATTATGGCAGGTGGTTCTACAGATTTTCTTCAGGCATTTAGTTCTGATAGCAAGTATTTTTTATCACAACCATTTCTATGGAAAGTATCAATAGATGGTGATTTATCTGGAGCTATTAATTCTGCGCTACAGAAAGGTAATGAAAACTGGTCAGCTAACGTCCAGCCAAGCTTACTAACAAAAAATGGTGCTATTCTTGTTGCAAGATCAGTAAACACCCCTCAAGAGTCCAGTGTTTTTGCCCCACAGAGTGTTCAAAATAGAGGTGGTTTTTTACCTGGTTATTCGCTTATTGAGCGTAATGACTTTTTAACTAGATCTTTTAGTATAAACTTTATAGAGACTGAACAAGATATCGAGCATGGATTTATGAGACCATGGATGATAGCTCTTGGTATAGATGGATTAATAAATTTTGGTTTAAAAACTAATATAGTAGTTAAACAATATAACAATAAAGGTTCAATGAGAAAGGGTTATATATTTGAAGATTCTTTTCCAACAGCTGTAGAGGGTTATACTATAGATCATAATAGTGATGACTTTATTGAAAAGTCTGTAACGTTTGCTTGTAAAAACTACAGACAATTATAATTAATTTAGATGTTAAATTTAGTTTTACCTTTTAATAATAAAATAGTAGAACTTAAACCTGTTACTTTAAAAGACTCATTAGATTTTTATTATCTAGGAGATGATTTACAAACAATAACTAATAAGCTTGAAAGTTTTATTGTTACTAAAAATTTAAACTTAGTAGAAAAAATCTATTCCTTATTTTATCTTAGAGAGGAATGTTTAGGAAGCTTAATTAATTTATCTGAATTTGCTATTGATATACATGTATTTTTATCAGAGCTAGAAGAAGTTTTAAGTATAGAAAAGAAGATTAAAAAAAATAATTTCTTTATAGAGCTAGATTATCCTTCTAATTTTTCTTTATATGATAACGATGAAACTGCTTTAATAAAAAGTATTGAAATCGATTCTGAAAAGGTAATATTAAGTGAATTAAATAAAGAGCATAAAGAAGCTTTACTAAACTTTATACCTTCTAATATTTTAAAAGAAGTAAGATTATTTAAAGATAATAATGAAAATAATTTAAAAATTAATTTTAAAATAAAAGAAAATAATTATAACATTAAGTTTCTTTCAACAGAGCTAATAATTTTTCTAAAAAATATATTTACAACAGTAACACCACATTCTTACCGTCAATATATTTTTACCCTTAGTAAGAGAATGCACGATATTTCATTTTTAACTACGCAAAGCACTTTAGTAGATATAGAAGACTATATAGATCTTTATTTAAAAGAAAATGAAGAGACGAAGGGCGTGAATGAAACTAACTTAGATGGATTTTAAAATTTACTGAGTAAATATATTCATGTCAAATTTACCAGAAGGCTTTTTAAATAAGTTAAAACAAGATAGTGATGATAATATTACACATGATTCTTTTAAAGACGGTAAGGCAACAGTAAAGCAGCTTTCACTTAAACAACAAAAAGATATACTTTCAACAGCCGTTGATGGGATTAAAGGTGCTGTAGAATTTGCTAAAATAGTTAATGACATTATTTTAGAAAATTCAGATAAAAAGAAGCTTTTATTAGTCGATAAAGTACCTATTCTACTTAAACTACGACAATTATCGCTCGGTGACGATATAAGTGTAGATGACGAAAAATTAGATATAAATGACTTTATTAGTAATATTAAAAGTATAAAACCTAATTTTAAGTTTAATTCAAAAGTTAAAAAAGGTAACATAGTTTTAAAGCTTAAAGTACCCACCCTTAAAGAAGAATCAAATATTCTAACTAAATGTATTTCTGATGTAGAGAAGAAGAAAACCGCTTCAACGAGTGATAGTTTTGGTATAATTTATCTCTTCGAACTTATAAAATATATCGAGCAAGTTGATATAGGGGAAGAATATTCTTTAAAATTTGAAGATTTAAAAATTGCTGATAGAATAAAAGTAGTTGAGAGCTTACCTTTATCAGTTTACAAAGAACTATCTAAATTCTTTAATGATATCGATGCCTATACGAAAGGTATATTAACACATAACGATAAAACTATTACTTTAGACCCCTCCTTTTTCGATGCTAGTACCTAAATATATGTAGGTAAATGGCAGAAATAGATGATGACATTTTAGGAGATGCAGTTGGCGCTTTAAAACAAGCTACTGAAACCGAAGGTGAAAGTAGTGAAAAAATTATAAGAAGCGAAGCATCTACTTTTGGTAAAAGACAAAAAAAACCGGATCCTAATTCAGGTCCGGCTAAAATCTTTTATACTAAAATAGCTACTATTTTTGGGGAAACTTTTCAAAAAATAAAAGAAGCTAATGAAGAAGATACAGCTTTAAAGACAGATATCCAACAAGATACCCCTGCAGGTAAAGCTGCAGCTCAAGCTAAAGCTGGAAAAAAAGCAAGTTTAGGTTTAATAGGTACAATAGGTTTAATAATTGCTGGTGTTGTAGCTTTAGCTATGTTCTTAAAAGATAAATTATCTCCATTACAAGAACGTCTTTTAGCAGCATTTAAATTTTTAGGACCGGTTTTTGATTTTCTGTTTAAGATTGGAGATGATATAGTTAAGTTTTTCAAAGAAGGTAAAATAGCTAAATTACTAACTAAAATGCCTGGAGCTAAATTTTTAATGGGTATAGCTAGTAAGGTTGGTGGAAAAATAGCTAAAGTTTTAAAGTTTATTCCTTTTGTAGGCTCTTTAATAAACTTTGGTTTCGCAATAATGCGATTTAAAGAAGGTGATATTTTTGGAGGTATCTTAGAGGTACTTGCAGGTATAGGAGGATTATTACCACCACCGTTTTTCTTAATAGGTATGGCCTTAGAAGGTATTATTCTTGCAAGAGATTTAATGGGTGAGGAAGAAGATGGTAGTAAAAAATTCGATAATAAAATAAAAAGTGCCGGTGGATTCTTAAAAGATATAGCGAGTAAGATAGGAGGTTTTATAAGCAAAAATTTAAGAAACTTACCAGTAGTCGGTGCGTTGGTATTACAATTTGAAGCTGCGCAAGCATTTTTAAGAGGTGATTTTAAGGAAGGCTTTACCAAGTTCGGTACATCAATTTTAGCATTTGGATTAGGAGCTAAGGGGGCTGAAATGGTAATTGACGGGGTGGGGTTTGTAATCGATTTTATAAAGGGCATAGCAAAGCCGGATAATATAAACTTTCCAAGCTTTGATACTATCAAAAAATTTATTAGTAATATAGGAGCAAAAATAGGTCAATTTTTTATTAATATAAGAGATTCTATCGCTGAATTCTTTGCAGAATGGTTTAGTAATTTTAGTTTTGAAAATATATTACAGCAAGCTAAAGATGCTTTTAGCTTTGTAGGAGATGCTATAACAAGTGTGATTGATGGAATATTTAATGCTGTAAAGAACTTAGGTTCTTGGCTTGCAGAAAATATACCTTTTCCGTCGTTTGATACAATAAAAAATATATTTGGTTTCTTAAAAGATTTATTATTTGGTATACCTGGGAAAGTAATTGATATAGCAAAAGATCTTGCTGGTAAAGCTAAAAAGTTTGTAGGTGGTATAATCGATTTTGTTACTGGAAAAGATGAAGAAGAGATTGAAGAAGAGTTAAGTAGAGGTAAAACAGTTGAGTTTAAGGAAGTAACTCTTCCTGATTTTTCAGTAAAGCTAATGGAAGATTTAGTTCATGTACAACGTTTAGCCTACCAGCAATCAGTAACGAGTGGTAGCTATTTGAAAGGTATACATACAGAAATGAAAATGCTAAATAGAGATATTGAAAAAATAGCAAAGAGCGGTACACAATCACCAATTATACAGCAAGCTAGTAGTAGGGCTCCTATAAACAATGACGGTGAAATACCTGATACTAGAGCAGATTATGGTTTATCTCCTTATAGTATTAGTGTTGCGTAATAAATATATATATGGCCGTTAACATAGTAAAGGATTACGCTTGGACCTCATCTCCCAAAGGGTCTCAGCTTCGTAATGAAGCTCCTTTAGCTTATGTAAGAGCTTATAAGCTTAAAACCTCACAGCTAAAACAAACTGTGGATGGTTATATGAATGTTGTAGAGAAAGGTGGTAGTGCTGATGAGTTTTATAAAAATTTATATAAGGGAGAAAAATTAGAAGACTATCACTTCCCATACTTTAACGATAATTTTAGATCTTTTAGTAATGATTATGCTGATACATTATCTAATGTTACTGATAGAGGGCAAGCTACTATTGGTAGATCTTTATTGGAGGGAGCTAAAGATGTAGCAGAAAATATAATGGGTATAGCTGCTACTATAAGAGAGCTTCAAGGTACACTTGAAGGAGGTCAGTCTGAAACACCTGGCTCGTATATAGAAACACCTAAATTTTATCAGTACGCTAATACTGATGAACCACTACAAATTCAGTTTCCTCTACTTAATACTATTGATGAGGGAGATAAAGATAAAAATATAGAGTTTATAAAAAAATTTATAGAAATAAACAGACCTGAAAGAGAAAATGCTATAGCTATGAGTTTTCCTGCTATTTATAAAATTAAAGTTCCGGGGTTAAGATATATCGAATGGGCGTATTTACAACAGCTATCGTTTGATTTATTAGGTACGAGAAGAAAAATAGGAAACGAGATAGTACCTGAAGGTTTTAATTGTAATATGACATTTAGATCACTAACCGTGGAGGTTGCAAACTTCTTAGAAAAAGTATGAAAAAATTAACAGGTAAATTAGGAGAGTATCAAGAAGATATACCAGCTTTATCAAGCTTACCTATTGAAAGGTATGAACGTATATTCAAAGTTCATACGGCTACTTCTAATGATAAGCAATTTTATTTTTATAATATTTTAAATAAAATAGAGTTTCCTGATAACCTTCAAGCTGATTTACTCGACCTATATACAGCTAAATCAGATGAGCCTTTAACTACTGTTTCTTATAATATATATGATGATATCAATAGTTGGTGGTTAATATATCTTGTAAATAAAAAAACTATAGGTAATAGTTTTTTTCTTAAAGGAGGAACCCAAGTATCATTTATTAAACCAGAATTCAGAGCTTTAGTTTATAACAATATTACTGAAGGTACTGTTTTTGACAATAGACATTTCTAATGAGTGAGGTTTTTAAGATTAATGGAGCTGATTATGAATGTGAGTTTCTTTTGAAAGATGATAAAGGTGAAACTAAACAGAGTTTTACCAAATCTGCAGTAAAATTACTAGACTTAAGTGAAAATCTGTTAGAGCCTTTTCAAAATGCTCAAATTATGATTAATAATCCCTACGATTTTATTGATAATAATATGGTTACAAGGGGTGATGGCCGGGATACTTTTACTTTTTCTCTTAAAAATAAACAAGGTAAAGGTAAAAAACTTGAATATAATTTTGTTTTAAATGATGAAGTTAATAGCCCTGCTAAGATTGACAGAGGTGGTAATTATAAGATATACAGTTTACTAGATGATAAGTATTTTAAATTAAATGAGATTATACCATACGGTACTAGATTCAGAGGGCTAGTTGGGGATATAATAAAACAAATATTAATAGATACGTTAGGCGAAGATATTATAGATGAAGAAAATTTTGAACCTGGTTCACATTCGGTAGATATATTTCCCGAACATATCTTACCTCCTACATCTTTTAGATATTCAGATCTTATTAAATATCTTCTCCAAATTTATTATTTTAAAGATGAAGATATTGTTACGAGATCATTTTTAAGATTTGATAGAGAAACAAAAAAGTATAATTTAACTCCTTTAACAAAGATCTTTAAAGAAAATAAAGATAATCTCTCTGAAGGATTTGCTGCTAACGATTTGGTTGATAAGATAAAACCAAATAAAAATAATCCCCCTCCTGATGCCGAGGTAAATATATATAAAACTCAGTTACCTCAAACTAACTTTACTACGCCTATGCTTGATTATAGTAATGAGTTTTTTATGAATTTTTTAGCTGTAGGCTATGACCCGATTTTAGGGGAACATGGTATGAGGGAAAAAAGAATTAAAGAAGTAAAAGAAGAGTGGACAAAAAGTTTTGTAGATGTATTTAAAAGTACCGGGGGTAAACCTAAGCCGTTTTTACCTTTAAATAAACATAAGAAAGAAGAAATGTTTAGAACCTTGAGTACCCCATTCTCACTAGAAAAGACGTCTAGTTTAGCTGAAGCAGAAATGACTTCTAATTTAGTATTTTATAATTTAACTCTTAATTTAGGGGTTTTAGGGGATACTGACAGAACTTCAGGTAAATTTATTGATATCTATAGAACAGATGATCCAGTAGATGCGGATAAAAAGTTACTTGGCCGGTGGCTAGTTACTAAGTGTAGGCATAAATTTTTAGGAGATACATACCATAATAGCATACAATGTGTAAAAACATATGTAGGACCCGGAACTGAACTCGATGACGATATTGACTAATGGCTGAAGAACCTGAAATTAATAAGAGAGTAGAAATTCTTAGATCTTTACTTAGAACTAAGGAACAATTTGATGAACTCTTTGATGAAGAACTAGTAAAAGCTTTTTCTGATAAGGATAAGGAATTCATGGAAGAATTTAAGAAAATCTACCATATAGGTGTCAGTCAATTAGAAAAATTTATTAATAAAATAGATGAAGAAGGAAATGAAATAAGTATTGAATCTATTCAATACTATAAATCTCTACTTTTTACAGGTCCTTTAGCAGCTAATGCAATTTCTTTAGCTAGGCCTCCAGAAGAAGCTAAAAAATTCTTTAAAATAAATAGCGATATTTTTGGTACTAACGGTAATCTAGCTAGATCAGATACCACAGTTCCGCTTTTTAAAGATGGTGGAGAAGCATTTAATAACTCACTTGTAACTTCTAATAAATCAACTGCATTTATAAATGGTCTCATTAATATAGCTACAAAAAAAACTGCTGAAGTGGTTAATGAGACTTCTCTTCATCTGACTGATATAGATAATACGTTACCTTTTATAGATAAAAAGCAACCTGAAAGAAAACAAAAAGAACAAGTAGATGGTTTTGATACTGAATCACATGGTTGTTATGGAGTTGCGGATGTTGAATTTTTTAAAGTAGTAGAAGAAATAAGTGATGATATCTTTGAAAAGGTAAAGGAGTATCTAGGCGAAGAAGACTTTGAAGTTTATAAATTTTTAAGATTAATAAACTATTTTGACAGTGAAAAGAATAAAGCTAAGGCAATCAGGGCTGCGGTTAAAAAGAAGTTAGTATATATGACTAGATCGTATACTGAAGAAGGTATAGAAGAAATTGAAATAAAAGATACTATCTTAGAAACTGATCTCATAGGTAATCAATTTGAGTCAGATAAGAGAAGAGAGTTTACATTTAAGATAGAAGGAGATGATGATAAGATATTTACAGTTAACACTGTTGAAGGTCAATTAGGTAGTGGAGAAGAAGTAAAAGAAGAGCCAATAACTGATTAAACATCTATAACGTCACTGTTATCTTCTTCCACTAAAGCTTTCATAATATCTTCTCTAGATAATAGAACCCTAGTTTGATTATCTGCTATATTAATTCTCTCTTTACTCTCAACATCAATTTTTTTAACTTCAATTTGAGTTTCATTTCTTTCTTTAGCAGTATGCAATTTGTTTAACGTTTCAATAGAAGAAGATGCTGCTTTTATAAGTTCTGCCATGGCAGCTACGTCTCGGTTTTCAGGAGCAGAGCTAATATAATCATTTACATTATCTACAATATTTAAAGATTTGTTGATTAGTTTACTACTTTTTTCAATCAAAAAATCTTCTAATTTATCCTTATCTAGAATCTCCTCTTCTAAAACATGCGCAACTTTTTTATTACCCTTAAGCTGGGTAATAATATCATCAACTGCTTCATTAAGATCTTCGTCCACGTATATATTTATTCAGTTGATATTATTTTTATTATTATATAATATAAGTATGGAGTTGAAGTTTAAGAAAACGAATGATAATGCAGTTATTCCTAGCAAAAATCATGATACTGATACGGGTTTAGATGTTACTTCTGTAGTAGATATTACTATTCCTGCTAAAGGGTCTGCAGTAGTAGATGTTGGTTTAAAATTTGCTTACATTTCTTTTGGGTATTGGGTAAAGATAGAAGGTAGATCGGGGCTAGGTTTTAAGTATGGTATCTTTCCTCACCCGGGTATTATTGATCAAGGCTACCGTGGAGATGCGGGAATTAAATTATATAATTTTACTGATAAAGATTATGAAGTTAAAGCTGGGGATAGAATTGCTCAGTTTGTGGTTTATAAAAACTATAATGTTGAAGTAGGTGAAAGTGAAATTAAGGAAAGTAAAAGAGGTGAAAAGGGGTTCGGTTCATCAGGTCGTTAATTATGATTGAATTTGATAAAATTTGGGTTGAAAAGTATCGACCTTCAAAGTTAAAAGATCTAATCTTAGATAATAAAACTCTTTCAGTAGTTAAAGAGTTTAAAAATGAGATTCCTAATCTTTTATTTGTTGGGAACCCGGGTACCGGTAAAACTACATTGGCTCGTATTATAGTTAACGATATTCTTAAATGTAATTATCTTTATATTAATGCTTCAGATGAATCTGGTGTTGATACAATTAGACATAATATTACTAATTTTGCTCAAACTAAGTCATTTGATGGTCAGGTAAAGGTAGTTATTTTAGATGAAGCAGATGGACTTACTACTACAGCGCAAAGTGCTTTACGTAATACTATGGAAACCTTTGCTAAGTATTGTAGATTTATTTTAACCGCTAACTATAAACATAAGATTATACCCGCTCTTCAATCTAGATGTCAATCATTAGATCTTAAGCCTGGTATTGAGCAAGCTGTTAAAAGATGTTATAGTATTCTAAAGTATGAAAAAGTAAATATAAGTGATGAACAAAAGAAAAAATTTATACAACTTGTCAAGCGTTACTTCCCCGATCTACGGAAAACGATCAATGAGTTGCAAAAGAGTGTTATTGATTCAGTCCTCACTATTGATAGCAACGGGTCTGATAATGAGTTGCTTTCATTATGTTTCGAAAAAATAAATGCAGATAAGACTTTAGAATTAAGAAAATACTTAATAGAAAATGAAGATCGTTTTCAGGGTGATTACGATACATTATTAGCTAATTTATTAGATTATATTTATGATAAGGATATAGCAGATTTAAAAAAGAAAGAAATGATAGCTGTTATAGCAGATCATCTATATAAAAGTGCTTTTGTTGTAGATAAAGAAATAAATGCGTTCGCTTGTTTGATAAATCTAGGAAAAGCATAAATATTCATATGAAGCCTTTATATAACTTATTGGGGCTCTTAATATTACTAGTTACACCGTTAGGAGCTCAACAATCCATTTCCAA